TGGGTTGCACGGCGCAGGTGCTACGGCTATTCAGCGCCGAGCTGTTGGGAGATCGTCTAACGGTAGGACCGCGGATTCTGACTCCGCTAGTCTAGGTTCGAATCCTAGTCTCCCAGCCAATCCTTCCTAAGTAATTGAATATAAAGAAGCCCCTTGTAAATCAGGGGCTTTTCACCATTTTACTGTTACGACGGGGTGTTACGATGCACCCCCTTCATCGGAGCAGTCATGGGTCGAACCACCAATGTCGTGAAGCGCGCTGGAAGCAGCATCTGGTATGCCCGCATCAGCATCCCTAAGCGTCACCAAGAGGCCTTTGGCAAGCGCGAACACTGGCAATCCCTCGGCACACCGAACCACCAAGAGGCCAAGCGCCGCGTCCTATCGGTCCAATCCGAGTGGCTGAACAAGATCGCAGCGGCCGATACGGCGCTTGAAGCCGCGAAAGCAAAGCGACCCCTAAGCGAGGCCGAACTTCAACACGCCGTCTGGGATCATTTCCAAGACGTGCTGCGTAGCGACGAGCACCGGCGAAACGAAGCGCCGACGAAAGAAATGCTTGATGTGATATGGCGGGCCGATGTTGAAGAGAACGGCGGCATTCCCGACGTCGAAACCTTCCGGATATTGGACGGCATCGAGGGTGAAGCCCAGGTCGATGCGGAACAGCGCCGCAAGCAGCTTGCCACCCTAAAGGCAGAACAGAAGTCGGGCAGCACGTCCCAAATCCGGCCTGTGCTGAATGAGTTTGTTCAGCGGCGACAACTTGCTATCGAGCCTCACTCAAAGGATGAGCGCACTCTTGCCCGCTATTTGCAACGCGCTCGGATCGACGGTCTACAGCACACACTCAAGCGCGATGATGGCGATTTCAGCATTGCGCCTGCCGACCCCGTGGTGAAACCGCCGTCAATTCCGTTGTCCGCCGCCGCCAAACCCGGCGAAACCGTGATGGAACTGTTCGAAGTTTACGCCAAGGAAAACCCGAACCGCGCGCGGCCTGACACTCTGAATCAGGCGCGGGTGAAGGTGAAAGTGTTCGCAGATTTTGTCGGGAAGCACTTCTCAGCCCGGAAGATCACAAAAGAAGAAGTTCGCCAATGGAAGGCGTTGCTCAAGGATTACCCTGTGAAGGCTGCTGAGATCGGCGCTTTCAAGGGCCTGTTACTTCGCCAGATCGTTGAGACTAACAAGAAGCTCGGGAAGCCCACGATTTCAGATAAGACCGTCAATCAGTATATCACCGCACTGAGCGCCTATTGCGGATGGCTTATGAGCCAAGGCTATCTCGAAAGCGTTCCCACTTACGGCATGTTGCTCAATGTGGACAAAGAGACGCGCGTAGTCGGCCCTTACCAGACTGAACACCTGAACAAGATTTTCAGTTCGCCCCTCTTCACGGGCTGCGTGTCACTGAACCGGATCACCAATGCAGTGAAGCCGGGTCCAACACTGGTCCGGGATCATCATTTTTGGGTGCCTCTTGTTGCGCTGTTCACAGGCGCGCGCGTGAACGAAATTTGCCAGTTGCTTACCGCCGACATTATGCAAGTGAAAGGCCATTGGGTTTTCAACATCACCGACGAGGGCGATGGCGACAAGCAGATCAAAAACCAGAACAGCAAGCGCGTGGTGCCCATCCATACCACGCTGATCGAACTTGGCCTGCTGAACTATCACAAGGCACAGCAGAATGCGGAACAGCAATGGCTATTTCCGGAGATCGAACCTGACTCACGAGGGCGTCGTGGCGGACACTTCTCAGACTTCTATGGGAAATACATCGAACAGATCGGTGTTAAGGTGGACCGCCGCCTCAACTTCCATAGTTTCCGTCACACGATGATGGACGCACTCAGGGATGCAGGGTTCATGGACCACGAGATTGCAGTCATCGTCGGCCATGAGAAGCGCACCACCACGAGTGGGTATGGCACCGTCAAGCAGGGAAACATCGAAACGCGCGTAAAGATCATCAATGCTCTTCAATATGAAGGGTTAGACCTCACGCACCTCACTGCGAAATAAAATTTCGCAGTCATGTCGCTTTTTGCTTGCAACCTGACTCGCAGACTCTATCATATTGTTCATGCTTAGTTCCGTTACGGTGTGTAGCTAGTGGCTTCGGCCACTGCTTCACACACAAGTTTCTTCCATAGGCTGTTTAATAAAAAAGCAGCCACCCTCGCAGCCCCAGACGCTGCACTTCTCGACCTCTTCGGCGTTCGATCCTCACTCGCAGGCGTATCGGTAACACCCGACAGCGCCATGCGTGTTCCTGCCGTTGCAGCCGCCGTTCGCTTGATTTCAGAAGCCGTGGGCACACTTCCGGCGAAGGTCTACAGCGAGAACGCCGAAGGTGATAAAGAAGAGAATTCCGATCACCCAGCCTATTTCCTCGTTCACGATGAAGCGAACGAATGGACAAGCGCCTCTCAACTCCGAACCCAACTCACAGCTGACGCCCTACGCTTCGGCAACGGCTATGCCTTTGCCAATCGCGTCAATGGCCGCGTTCAAGAATTCGTTCGGCTAGACCCGACGCAGACTACGCCTAAGCTTGATCCTGTATCAGGTGAGCCGTTTTATGAGAGCGGAAAAGGCACCGCGAAGCGCATCTATGCGTTCGCGGACGTGTTGCATATTCCCGCCTTCATTGATGGCGATGGCATCACGGGCGTTTCCCCTGTCCAAATGGCACGTGAGGCCATCGGCGTTGCGCTTGCTCTTGAGGCCCATGCCGCCCGACTCTTCGGCAACGGCGCACGCCCGAGCGGCATCCTGAAATTCAGCAAAAAACTTGATCCTGAAACGATCAAGCGCATTCGTGAAAGCTGGCAATCTGCCCATAGCGGCGACGGCGCGGGTCGCACTGCCGTATTGGAAGACGACGGTGATTTCCAAGCCCTCACCTTCAATAGCGTTGACGCCCAGTTCGCGGAAATGCGCCACTTCCAAATCTTGGAAATCGCCCGCGCGTTTGGCGTCCCCTCCGTTCTTCTCATGGAACTGGATAAGGCCAGCTTCAAGAACGCGGAAGAACTGAACCTCCAATTCCGGACTTTCGGGATTCTCCCTTGGCTTGAGAAATGGAAGTCAGCCTATCGGCGGGTGCTGCTCACCCGCGAAGAGCGCGCCACAACCTCAATCGAATTCATCGAAGACGATTTGCTTCGTGCCGACACCGCCACCCGTTCCGCTGCTTATGGGCAGTTCCGCTCAATGGGAGTGATGACGGCCAACGAAGTTCGCCGCCTTGAGAATCTTCCACCACGCCCGGACGGCGATGAACTGCTCAATCCGTATGTGCAGTCAGCCCACGCGAATGACAATCCTAAACCCAGCAAGGACGCCGCATGAGCCTTGTTACACGAAAGCCAATTTTCTTCGGCGACGCCACCTACCAATTTCAACTCACCACCCCAATGATCCTTGAGCTTGAGCGCAAGACAGGTGTGGGCGTCGGCCTGCTGATTAAGCGAATTGCAGCGTCACGTAACAGCTTGGATTTCAGGCTTACTGAAGTTTCCGAAATCATCCGCCTGGGCTTGATCGGCGGCGGTTTGAAGCCGGAACGCGCCCTCGAACTTGTCGAGACCTACGTCCACGGCAAACCGCTCGGCAACTCTCAGATCATCGCAATGCAAATTTTGGAAGCGCTCTACTTCGGCCATGACCCGAACGAAGACAAAGTGAAGGACGAAAATGGACAGGCTTGAACTCAAAGCCCGGATCACGACGGATGAGGCTGGCACAATCACTGGCCTTGCATGGCCTTTTGGGTCGCCCGATCAAGTCGGCGACCTAATCGAGAAGGGCGCGTTCAAGTTCCCTTCCAAGCTGCCCATGCTGTTCGCCCATGACCAAGCTCAGGCGATTGGTGTTTGGGATAGCATTGAAGAGACACCGGAAGGCCTGACCGTCAAAGGCCGACTATTTGTCAATGACGTTTCACGCGCCCGAGAAGTGCGCGCCCTTGTCAAAGAAGAAGCCGTTACCGGCCTCTCGATTGGTTTCGTCACTCGCAAGTCTACGCCAAGGCGCGACGGCGGGCGGACGATTACGGCCCTCGACCTACACGAAATCAGTGTCGTCCCGGTGCCAATGCACCCCGGCGCGCGTGTGACTTCGGCCAAGGCCGCCGACGTGACGGAAATCACTGAAACCCCAAACCTAAAAGGTAAAACTGTGGAAAACGAAGACGATAAGAAGCCCGACTTCACCGAAGTCGAAGCGAAGATGAACGCGCGCATGGACAAGATTGAAGCCAAGCTCAATCGCCCGGTTGCCGCGAACGACAACGAGCCGAAACCCGCACCGGAAATGAAGAGTTTCATTTCTTTTGTGCGCAAGGGCGTCGAACGCCTGACGCCGGACGAAATGAAGTCCATGACCGTCGCCAACGACAACGCAGCCGGTTATCTGGCGCCGCCGGAGTTCTCTTCCGAGATCATCAAGCTGCTTCGCCAGTATTCGCCTATTCGCCAGTATGCAAAAGTGACTTCGATTTCCACACCGGAAATCAAACTCCCGCGCCGCACCGGCAGCACCACGGCCTACTGGGTTGCTGAAACCGACGACCGCACCTCCACCCAGATGAGCTACGAGCAGATCGGCTTCACGCCTTTTGAGCTTGCGGCCTATTCCGACATTTCCAATGCACTGCTGGAAGACAACGCTTACAACCTCGAAGGCGAACTGGCCGACGACTTAGCAGAGTCTTTCGGTATCAAGGAAGGCACCGCCTTCGTGACCGGCGACGGCTCGGGCAAGCCGAACGGTCTGCTTGCTACCGGCGCGATCGCGAACGAGATCAAAACCGGCGCGGCTTCGACTATGCCGACTACTAATCCTGCCGACAAACTGATCGACCTCTACCACTTCTTGCCAAACGCCCACGCTCAGAACGCCGTATGGCTGATGAACCGCAATACGCTGGCGACTGTCCGCAAGTGGAAGGACGGCAACAACAACTATCTGGTTGTGAACCCGATCACGGCAAGCGCCCCGCTCACCCTGCTGGGCCGCCCCATCGTCGAAGTGGTGGATATGCCGGACATTGCCGCGAACACCTCGCCGATCATCTTTGGTGATCTTCAGGGCTATCGCATTGTGGACCGCATCTCGCTCGGTATCCTGCGTGATCCGTTCACGCTGGCAACTAAGGGCCAGGTTCGTTTCCATGCCCGCAAGCGCGTGACGGCTGACATTACTCACCCGGACCGCTTCGTGCGTCTGAAAGTGGCCGCTTAAAGGGCTTAGGTGACATGCGGCTCGCAAACAGCATCCTTACTGTGAAGATTGGGAAAGAGCGCTTCACTCTTTCCCCGTCCTTGCGCGCCGTGTGTCGCCTTCACTCTCGCTTCACTATCGAGAAGCTTCACAAAGACATTATGCAGGGTAGCATCACCGCGCTTGCTGCCCTCGTTGCTGAAACTTCTATTCAACCGGTGGACGAAGTCCAAGTCGCCTATGCGCTTGCCGACAACTTGCAGACACTGGAAAGCCTAGTCGCGCCGCTCACTGAACTGATCGAACATCTTTGCGGAATTGATGACACGCCGAATGGAGACAAGCCTCCCAAGACTTCAAAGAAGGCGAAGCGGATCACCTTTGAGCAGTCCCTGACTAACTTCTACCGGATTGCAACCGGCTGGCTTGGCTGGACGCCCAAGGAAGCATGGACCGCAACCCCACTTGAAATCATGGAAGCCTTCGAAGGACGCAAAGAACTCTATGGCGAGGCCCTTGAGGTCATCGCCACAATGCTCTTCGGCAAGAAAGAAGAAGAGCCGGAACTCGACCTAGAAGCGCCACTTGATCGTGAGGGCTTGGCCTCCCTCAAAGCCATGGCAGGCGCTCATGCCGTATAGCGCACCTCGCATCTGTGGTTGCGGCAAGAAGGTTGCCCATGGCGTCCTATGCGCTTGTCAGCTTGAACGTCGTCGCCAAAACAAAGCCCGATACGATCAAACGCGCCCCAGCGCATCTAGCCGTGGCTATGATCGCCGATGGCGTGAAGCCCGAACGGTTTATCTGAAAGACAACCCGACATGCCGTCGCTGCCCAGCACCGGCAACCGTTGTCGATCACATCATGCCTCACAAAGGCAATCCGAAGCTCTTCTGGAACCGTGCGAACTGGCAAGGCCTTTGCGCCCATCACCACAATTCATGGAAGCAATCTCAGGAGCGCAATCTCAATGGATAAGCGCAACGGAGATCAGCGCCTGTGGATAGCCGTCATTGCCCAAGCATTGATGGATGCGGTCAATCAAAGTTCAGAACCTCACGTTACTGATCAGGCAAGGCTGTGGTTCGAACGTGGCGGCTCTAACTTCCGCTTCGTCTGTGCTTCCGCACTGAAAGACCCAGCTGAAATCCGCACCAAAGCACTGAAGGCCATCCAGCAGTCGCTTGGCAGCAAGCAACGACGCCGTGCGCACCGTGGCAGGAGCTACCGACGCACGCTCAGCCAAAGGCCGGGGGGTAGTCGCGAACCTGTGAAAGAGCGTGGGGACCGGCCGGGGAGCACTGCGCACGATTTGCCCGAAATAGAGTTTTTTCAAACGGACCTGAAATGATCGTCTCCCTCGACAACCTCAAAGCTCATTTGAACATCACCTTCCCAGATGATGACGCGCTTCTGTCACAGAAGCTTGCCGTCGCCGAAACTTGTGTTGCCAACTACACCGGCACGGCCTTCACCGAATACAGCGCCTATGTGCCGCCTGTTCTCGATCAGTCCGGCACCGTCACGACGCCTGAAACACTCTCCAATGCCCCGGCGCCGATCAAGGAAGCGGTGTTGAAATATGCCGCGCACCTCTATGAATACCGCGACAACGGCCCGGAAAGCGCACCAAACATGCCGCCGCTCGACGTTTTCGACCTTGTCGGACCCTACCGGGCATGGACCTTCTGAAATGAGCGCCCAACTTGAGCGCTTGAAGAAGCGCATGGCCGCTATCCCGCAGCGGGTAAAACACGGCGTTCAGCCCGCCTTGAAACAGTCCGGCGATGAACTTGCGGGCATGATGAAGCATCTTGCGCCCAAACTCACAGGCGACTTGGCAGACTCCATTGCCGTTACCACGGCGGGCAACAGCACGCCGCCCTATTCGCAACCGGGCGGTAGCATGATCGTTCCTGAGAACGCCGTAGCGATCACGGCTGGCAATTCGAAGGTGCGCTATCCGCACCTTGTCGAATACGGAACCGCCCATGCCCATGCGCAGCCGTATTTCTGGCCGTCCTACCGCCTGTTGAAGAAGCGCCTCTCCAATCGCATCAAGCGATCCATCCGCAAATCGGTGAAGGAAGGATGGGGCCAAGGTGATTGATCCATCCTTGGCGCTTCAGGAGACCCTCTTTCAGCGCCTTAAGCACCCCCAGACGATCTCTGAACTGATCAACATTCCGGTTCTGAACGTCCTCGACACATCCAGGCGTCCGGAGGCCTTCCCGCGCGTGGTGATTGGCGACGGGCATACTCAATTTCCGGACTATGAGAACTCGTTCCATATCAAAACATGGGCCGATATTCACGTCTGGACGCGCAACGAAGACTTGGCTTCGGCAAAGAAGATCGCCGGGGCCGTGCGCGAAGCTATTTGGAAAGGCCCTTGGACTGTTGAGGGCCATCGCTGCGTCAATCTTTTGATCGAACAGTCGCGCTTCCTACGCGAGGGCAAGGACTATCAGCACGCGGTCATCACGGTTGCAGCCATCCTTCAGGAAGAGGCACAACCACGATGAACGCCGGGAAGCTTGACCGGACCATTCGCCTTGTGC